TCCCGGTCAAGCGGATTGAGCCCGGCAAGAAGAACATCGATGAGCGCTTCGATGAACTTCAGGACGCCGCAAGAAAGGTCGAGTCTGGCGAGATGACTCCGGCAGAGTACGGCGCTCTTGCAAACTCTCCGCAGTTTTTAGGGGCTATCGCCCCCTACGACTTCATCCCGGCACCGGCAACTGACGCCGATGCGCTGGGCGTTCTAACTGCAAAACAGCAGATCAACTGGAACAGGCTCGACGACATCAAGGAAGGTGATCGAGTCGGGTTGAGGCTTGATATCCCCGCGTATACAAGAAACGGCGTTTGGGTTAATTCCATTCACCCGTCAAACAAAGACGCTGGCGTTCGTTACGCGCCCGTCTCTGCGCTGACCGATGCAACCTTCCCTGACGCGAAGAAAGCGATGATTGTCGCGCAGGGGGCGAGTAAGTCGCCATTCGCGCAAATCTTGGGCAAGTGGCTCCCGGTTACGAACGAAGAGGCGATTGCCAAAATGCAGGAGGGCTTTGATAGCTGGACTCAGGTCGGCTACAACCCTCTTCGTCACTCGTACTTCTTTGACAGGAAGACTGGGAACCCTGTTACAGCAGCCGACGAGGTCGTCCAGATCGGGCCGCTTGTTCTGGCAAAGAACGCGACGATTGAGAGCCCAGACGCTGTTGACGAAAATGGCAATAGGAAGTTTCTGTTCTCTCGCCAGATCGAATCCCCTGAATTCAAGCAGTGGTTCGGCGACAGTAAGGTGGTCGACGCAGATGGCAAAGCTTTGCGCGTCTACACCGGGACATCCAAAGACAAAGATTTCAGCAAGTTCAACGTGCCGAAGAATGGCGCGTGGTTCACTACTAGCCCTTCATTGGCATCGGAGTACGCGACAGAAAACGACAGTAAGGACATCAAGTACAACCGCGACACTCGCCAGTACGAAGAGGTCAATACCGCAAGCCGGGTAATGCCGGTGTATTTGCGTATTGAAAATCCCGCCACGCTGTCGGAGGCCGATAGTCAGGCGATGAGGATGGCTGGCAACTACAAGAAAGTACAGGGCCAGATTTTTGATCGGCTCCGGGCGCAAGGCCACGATGGCGTCGACTTAGGTGACGGGGTGTGGGTTGTAATCGGCTCGCCCAACCAGATCAAGTCCGCTATAGGCAACAACGGCGAGTTCAGTCTCAAGAGCCCAGACATCCGGTTCTCCGTGCCGGTCCCTCCCTTCTACTCCGCACTGGCGCGAGAAGTTGACGCAATCAAGATGAACGCCGGCCCGGCCGCTGGCTGGAAGTCTGCAATCAAAGGGATGATCAATAAGGGCGCTATCAAGGCCGATGAGGTTGAGTGGTCTGGAGTCAACGACTGGCTCGATCTTCAGCAGGGGAAGGTCACCAAACAAGCGATCTCTGACTACTTGAAAGATGGCGGTGTCCGAGTCGAGGAGACTGTGCTGGGCGCATCAAAAGAGAAGTCTGGTTGGCGCGTCTATAGCGAGCTTGGGCAAGACTCTGAGGTCTTTGACACTGAGGAGCAGGCTTTTGCCGAACGCCAGCGCCAGATCAATGAGTGGGAAGAGCAGGGCGGCAATGTTGATGATGCCGAAGAAGGCATCGGAGTTGAACAGGTCAGTCCGAGAACGAAGGGTGCTAAGTACGGCGCTTACACCCTGCCGGGAGGCGAGAACTACCGCGAGGTGCTGCTGACGCTGCCTCTCAAGAAAGTCTCTGGCAGGCGCAAGGAACTGCTTGACAGAGTGCGGCGCGGCGATGAGTTGTCCGAAGATGAGAACCGCGAATACAACAGGCTTGAGAATCGAGAGTCCTATCGTTCCAACCATTGGGACCAGCCCAACGTCATCTCCCACATCCGCGTCAACGACCGCACAGATGCAGATGGCAAGCGTGTGCTGTTCGTAGAGGAGATCCAGTCTGACTGGGGGCAGGAAGGGAAGAAGAGGGGGTTTGATAATCGTGAGGCTGTTCTGTCTGCTGAATTGCAGGCCGCCGGCTGGCGGCTGGAGCAGGTCGAAAATTATTGGGTTGTTTACGACCGTGACAACGATGCAATGGGCGATGGACCGACTCGCGAAGTTGCTTTGGAGCGAGCAGGCGCTGGGCCAAACAACATTCGCGCAATTCCCGCTGCCCCCTTCGTCACTAAGACCGAGGGCTGGCTCAACCTGTCCCTCAAGCGGGTCATCACGATGGCCGTCGAGGGCGGGTATGACCGCGTGGCGTTCGTCAACGGAGAGCAGTCTGCTGATCGCTACGATCTGAGCAAGCAGGTTGATGAGATCACCTACGAGCCGACGGCGAAGGGCTACTCAATCAATGTGATAGCGGGCGGCCGAAACATTAAGCAGGGCGATTTCACCCGCAGCGAACTGGAAGACATTGTCGGCAAAGAGATCGTCCAGAAGATGGACAACAAAGAAGGCAGGCAGGAGTTCGATCCGAAGGTTGATCCTGATTTAGCGGACATCCGCGCCCTTTCTGGCGACGGACTCAAAGTCGGCGGCGAAGGGATGAAGACCTTCTACGACACCATCGTTCCGACGGCCCTGAAGAAGCTCTTGCCGAAGGTTGGCGGGAAAGGGATGGCCGAGTTTGCCATTGACGTTGGCCTGAACGGCAGCCTGTCCTACGAGATCAAAGAGAGAGATGACGGACGGTTTGCATTGCGGGGCCGCGTCGATGCCAACTCCGATTGGGCTCCCTACGGCGTCTACGCCACTAGGGCGCTGGCGCAGAAGCGTATGTCTGAACTAAAGGCGGAGTTCGTTGCCAACGACCAACCCGGCTTTGATGTAACCCCAGAGATGCGCGAGAAGGCCTCTGGCGGTCTCCCGATGTTCTCTCGCGCCGTAGATGCGTGGCAGAACATCGCCAAAGAAGACGACGCGTTCAAGTACAAGAAGTCAGACAAGAAGTCCTTTCAGGACATCTCTAAAGACCTGCTGCCCGCTCTTGTATGGCAAGACAAATCAACCCGATATCAGACAGAACTTCAGGCAGAGGTTCAAGAAAATCGGTTCGCTATCTTCAGGGAGCGTAACGGGCAGGTTTGGCTGGATGTTCAAGAGCTAGAGTCAGGCGAGTCTCGCGGCTCTGCGATCTACAACCTCGTTGCCAACTACGCCTTCAACAATGGACGGGTATTCATAGGGGACCCGGCTGGGCTTAGCCCGACTGGAGCGTGGCGGCGGCTGTCCAACATGATCAGTTCGTCCCTGAAGTTTGGGACTACAGACCATCTCTTTCCGCACCCGAATCAGTTCGATCCTTCACGCGCCTATGACTACAACGGCTACGCAGAAGCGGGCGAATTTGCGGGCAATTACCTGCGCCCGATCGACTGGCGAGACGGTGATACGCGGTATAATTTGGCTCAGATGTTGGAGGCAGAATCCGACTCTGTCCTAGCCGCCGTTCCGGAGTTGCGCGATGTCAGATTCGACTTTGAAGTTGGACAGTTCCTCGATCGTAGCTACAACCCCTTTTCTGATGACGCTTTCACTAGAGCAGCGGAAAGCCCTGCTGCCAGAAGCGCGTCGGCAGGAAGCTCAACTCTTAAAAGAGCAGTATTCACGCGATCCGTACTACTCCCGGTGGACCGAGGAGGACTGGACGCGGTGGGGGAACGGGTACTCACCAGCGGTGTTAATGGAACCTTTGGTCGTTCCCCGCTCTACTCGCGAAACGTCCCGACCCCGGGCGTAAATTTCGAGCTTCCGGCCCGAACCGTTCGGGAGCGGATCAGCAACCAGCTGGCAAACGAGGTCAGCAGGGTTCAAGCAGTTCAAGAGTCTGTCGCCAAACAGGGCGGCGTACTGACGGACAACTCTGATGTCCAGATGGCGCAGACCCGCATGTATCGCAAAGCGGGCGCTCAGATCGAGAAGTTCCGCGAGACAAAAGTTCGGCCGATCCTCAAGCGAATCGCTAAGGCCGACATCGATCCTGACGACATCGCGCTGTACCTGTACGCAGTACACGCCAGACTGCGTAACCAGCAGATCGCTGCAATCAACTCGCAGTTCCCGGACGGCGGGTCAGGGATGTTCGATGCTGAAGCTAAGGCGTTCCTGAAGTCATTCAGGTCCCGCCCGGACTTCCAGACATTCAAGCGTCTTGCCAGAGAGCTTCAGGCGATCACCAAAGACACGCAGCAACTGCTGTTGAGTTCCGGTCTTGTGGATCGGGACACCGTCAACTCGTGGAATGCAGTCTACAAAGGCACCTACGTCCCCCTGAAGGGTTGGGAGGATGTCGATGACTCGATGCGCTCCACCGGAAAGATGGACCCCAGAGTGCCCTTTGCAAAACGTGCGCTGGGTCGCGGCTCCAGAGCCGGGCAGATCATCGAGAACATCCTCGGGGATCACGAGCGTGCGATTGTTATGGCAGAAAAAAATGCCGTCAGGCAGGCGTTCCTGCGCTTCGTTCTGGATAACAAAGACGACCTCCTCTGGGAGGTGAATCGAGTCATCCTCACGCGCCGCTTTAACAAAGGATCGATGTCTCCGCTGGGCATCGCTCAGGGCAACGTCTCCTACGTCGCAACGGTTGATAACCGAGAGGCCAATACCGTCGCTGTCCGCGTGAACGGCAAGATGTACTCCATCTGGGTCAAAGACGCGGCAATGCTTGCCGATCTGAATGCCGCGATCGCTGCGGCAGACGGCGACGTAAAGATGATGACGCAGGCGTGGCGCTCGATCAATCGCGGTCTGGCAAAGCTTTGGACTGCGCTGTCTCCTGCGTTCGTTCTGATCAACGCTGTTCGCGACTTGCAGTCCGCAATGATCCAGACCGGGGTCGAGAAGAAGGGCGGTGTCCTCAGGGCGGCCGGAATGCTCCCGAAGCTCTTGCCTCTTGCGTGGAACATCTGGAGGGCCGAGCGTACGGGCGATTGGACGATGACCGGCAACCGCTACAAGCAGGCCTACAACGAGTACCGAGATGTCGGAGCGATGCAGTCCTTTGCCGGGCTTGAGACGCTGGAGCAGAAGCAAGTCCAGCTGAACAAGATCATCGCCGAGGCAAAGAACTCGATCACTCTGAACCCGAAGTCGTGGTACATCGAGGCCAGAAAATTCATCCGCGCAGCCGAAGAGTTCATTATGGACATCAACGGCTCGATCGAGAACGCTGCGAGGGTGGCGGCCTACTCCGCTGCGAGACAGGCTGGGGAGTCGGTCAAAGAGGCTGTAGATACGGCGGCCAACGTCACCGTTGACTTCGCTCGAAGGGGCAAGAAGACGCCTCTGTTCTCTTCTCTGTACCTGTTCTTCAACCCAGCAGTACAGGGAACGCGCAGGGTGGCTGAGCTTGCGTTCAGCAAGAAGGGCTCCGCTGTCGTCTCCAGTCTGGTGGCTCTGGGCTACTTCAACGCGATGATGGCTGTCGGCGCTGTTGGCGATGACGATGAGCCGTACTGGGATAAGCCCAACATGAACGGCGTGAAGCACAAGAACCTTCTGTTCTTTGATGCCGAGGGCAACCAGTACAAGATTCCTCTGACCTATGGATGGGGATTCTTTGTGAACCTCGGACAGGGTCTGTACGACCTTCAAAGAGGTAAGGAGGTCGGTAAGGTCGCATCGTTCCTGACCAGCGCATTCTTCCAGCACTTCTCCCCTCTCGGGTCGACCGAGAACCTCGCTACTTTTGTTGCGCCGACCCTGTTCGACCCGATCGCTGTTCTGACGATGAACAAGACCGAGCAGGGGTTCCCGCTCAAGCCGGAAGACCGCCTCGGCGAGGAGAAGCCGGACTCCGAGAAGTACTGGACTAGCTCTCGCGGCACGTATCTCCAGAAGTTCACCGAGTGGCTGAACGAGGCAACGCAGGGCAGCAAAGCGTATCCCGGCAAGATCGATGTCAGCCCAGAGACTCTGAAGTACTTGATCGGGTTCACGACGGGTGGCGCTGGATCGTTCGTTCGAGACACCGTCTCTGCAATCGATCTTGAGCTTTCAATCGGCGACGGCGCGGCAATCCAGAAGAATCAGATCCCGATCCTGAAGGCCTTCTACCAAACGAAGACGATCAAGGGCGAGCAGTCGGCGTTTTTTGAGAATTCAGCCGAGGCTGTCAAAGCTTTGGAAGAGGCCAAACTCTACTGGGGCAAGCAGGCCCCGAACGCGGTGATGGAGCGGATCAACAACTCTCGGGGGCTGGCTGCGCTGGGCAACGCTCAGTCGAACCTCAGAGAGGCTCTGGGCAATATCCGCAAGATGGAGATTGCTGTCATCGATAACGAGTCGATGAGCAGAGCCGAAAAAGAATCGGCCCGGCTTGACCTCGATCGCAAGAAAAAAGAACTCTACGATCGATTCAACCGGGCCTTCTACACAGAGAAGAAGCGGATGGAGTGACCTACCGGATATCGCTGAAGACCGAGCCAACCAGTGTCTGGCGGCTAGTTATGTTCAAGTGGGCATAACGGGCCGCCATCACTGGGGTCTTGTGATTGAGCAGGTCCATTATCTGAAGGGTGCTGGCACCGCTCTGGGCGGCCATAGAGGCTGCCGTATGGCGCAGCGTGTGGAACACTACATCTGCGCCCATCCCGGCCTTCTCGACGGCTTTGCGGTACTCCTTATCGAGCGTGTAGCCCCTCGTTGTTTTGCCCTTAAACAGAAGCTCATCAGAACCTTCTCGGTGCCACGGGCGCAGTTCTGCTAATGCTGAGTCGGTCAGGATGGCGACATAGGGCGTGCCGTTCTTCGTTCTATCGATGACGATCCGGCCAGACTTGATGTCGATGTCTGAGTGCCTGATCCCCATCAAGCTGCCTCGGCGCATTCCAGTGGTGACCGCCATCAGAACGAGTAGCCGAAGCTTCGGCCATCGCGACATCTTGCAGGCATCCAGCAGGGCGCTTACCTCTGCCTTATTGAGAGAGCGAACTCGGGCCCCGTTCTCGGGCCACTTGACCATCTTGCGGGTCGGGTTCGGCCCGTCATAGTCAAAGTCAACGGCTGCAATCTTGTACAGCACGCTGAGTGCGGCCACATAGCGGTTCTTTGTCGAGCCGCTGATGTCGAGCCCATTGAGGATGCGACGTACCGCTGAGGGGGCGACTTCTTCCAGAGGCGTATCTGCCCCCAGATTGTCAAGCCAAAATTGAGCGAGTTTCACAGAATGCTTTTGGCGCACAAGAGTGCGTCCAGAAGGCGATTTTTGAAACTGCTTCATCGGTTCGGAGAGGGTGGCGACACCATCCGATTTGACCGTCGGATTTATCGACGGACGTTTTGGGACGATCCGACTATTTTTTAGACCATCCGATTGCTGCGTCTTCATGAGAACCTCCTAGAGAACATGCGGCTCTCAAGGGGGTTTGGTAGGCCGTGCGGGATTCGAACCTGCGACCAACGGATTAAAAGTCCGCCCAATACCTTTAGGAATACTATCAGAACTGTAACCGCGAAAAATTCTGACTATTGGGAGTATCCCTTTCCCCTTGAGTGTCCGATTGTACTACGAGGTAATCCGATTTGGCAACGCCAAAAGGTAACGATCAGTCGACGATTCTTGCCCGCCTCTGGATTGCAGCGCGATAGAACATCTGCTTCCAGCGCATAGCCAGTGCTTCGATCGCCTCGTCATCGAGGTCGCCAATGTCTACCTCGATCCTGCGATCGGCGTATGCCTCTTCAAGAGACTTGTTGGTGACCTTCAGGGTTCGGACCCGGAGCTTGTCCGGGATTGGCGGCAATTCAACATCGACCATCACGTTGATCACTGGACTACCTCATTGATGCGTTTGGCGAGATCGGCCGGGACGTGCTTCACGCACTCTGCCAACAGGATGTTCGCTACATCGATCTGGTCGGCGGCCTGTGCCAGAACGTCGCTGTTCAGATCGATCGCGATCCAGCGCAATGCATCTGCGGCCAAAGGCTTAACGGGATCAGACTGCTCAAAGCCAACGGTGTCGACCAGACGCTCGACATACCAGCGAGCCTTCTTAACGTCATCGATGCGGCCCTTTGATTCGTAACGCCAAAGGTAACGAAATACGTGGCCGACCAGAACCGCCTCAAAGGCTGGCTTGTGAACCGTGGCTGCTTTGATCGCGTCTATGCACTCGATCTCCCCGTTCTTGTAATGCTGCGGATTGATCACTGACTCGCTGCTCATATGCTTTCTTCCGTTTAAGTTTT